ATAATTCTTTCAGCTAGTGTATATGCTGGGAATAACGACATCTATATTACCCAAACTGGAACAGGTTTAACACTAACTATTGACCAGATTGGAGCGACAAACACAGTCGGCACTTCCGGAGCAAGAGCAACTTTAAGCGGTACAAGCATGACGGTTGATCTTGACCAGATTGGAGATACCAATGCCCTGGCAATAGCAATTGCGCAAGGTAACTCATCAAGCTGGACATACAAAGCAACAGGAGACAGCAACATAGGTACATTTGCTGTTGGCGCAACTGGAGATATTGCAAACTCAGATTTTGACTTCGAAGCAACAGGAGACTCCAACGTACTTACATTTACACAAGGAGACGCATCTACGGCTACAGGCGGTAACCAAGATTTTGCTATAACCGGAACATCAAATGATGTGAATGTTAAATGTAACTCGGTAGGTTGTATTAATAATTGGACTATCTCAGGAAACTCTAATGACATTGATACGTTACAATCGGGCAGCGCGGACCACGCAATCACTGTGGCTTTAACCGGAAGCAGCAATAACGTAGATGTAGACCAGACCGATACAACGAGCACCAATGTCGCAAATGTTATATCGACGACCAGCAACGGCACTATCGATATAGACCAATGCGCTTCTGGCTGCTGATATTATTAACGATCGGAACCACTACTAACGCAAACGAGATTGGCGAGATCTCAGAGCTGCGCGGCAACGGTGAGGTTGTTCGTAGCCAGGGAAATGATAAATTATTGGCTGAGCTTGCTTTGGGCATACTTAGCAATGATGACGTGCGAACAGGTAATGGCCGCCTGGCAATAGAGTTTGTGGATGATACGGTTCTAAAGCTTACCGAGCATTCCAATGTCGTAGTAGATGAATACATCTTTGATCCAAACCCATCTAAAAGCAAACTAGCTTTGCGCATGGCCTCTGGTACGGCATCTTTTTTGTCAGGAAAATTGTCAAGAATTGACAAGAAAAACATATCAATAAAAACCCCGTCAGCTGACATAGCAATCCGCGGAACTTTCTTCAGTACAACAGTAGATGAGCTGGGACGCTCGTTGGTGATCCTTTTGCCGGATGCTAACGGCAATTCTTCTGGTGAAATATCAGTCACCACCTGGTCTGGCACTGAGATACTAAACAGGCCCTTCCAGGCAACTATGGTATCTACCTTTGAGTCAGAGCCTACAAAACCAGTAGTTTTAGGAAATCTTACCCTGGGCCTAATAAACAATATGTTAATTGTAAACAAACCACCTGAAGTACAGGAGGCTATAGCAGAACAAGAAGGCGGCCCCAAAACAGAACTGGATAAAGACTTTTTTGAAGACGCGCCAGATCTAGATGAAGATTACCTGGAAGAAGAAGAAGAAATTAGCCGTTTAGATATAGACCTTTTGAGCTTTGATTTTTTAGTGGATCTCTTAGATATAGTCGAGGCTGGATCAAAAAAGAAAAACACATCTGGTGGTGAATTAAATGGCGTCGAAATCCAAGGTATAATACCTGGATACGATCCGGTGTATCAAACGTATTCGTTTGTTGAAGGAGATCACGTCTACCTGGTACATCAAGGAAACAATACATTTGACATAGGTATTGATAAAGATGCTTCTTCTTATGTAAATATTAATTCGGCTGGAATGATTATGGAGGTAGAAATAAATGGTGCGGGCGATAACACTATTATTATTAATCAGTCTCCATAGCTTAACCTATGCCGACAACACCGTAACCGTTCAAACAAAAGGATCTGGTTCTAGTATTACCGTGCAGCAAGTCGGCTCTGGTAATGTCACTGGGGTGTATTGTGGGCTAGGCAGTTTTGATAGCAGCCTTATAAACACGCATAACTGTGATAACGCCACAATTAGCGTAAGCCTAGATGGCAGCTCAAACGTAGCTTATGCTCAATCGGTTTGGTCTAATCACGACAGCCAGGTATGGTCAATAACTGTAGACGGCGATGACAACTACGCGGTCATAGATATGGACCAGGACGACAACAGCTCTACTATCATCCAAACAGGCAACGACAACGACGCCTTGATATTGGGCACCGGTAACAACAATGTTTATAAAATAGAACAAACTGGCAACAATATGTACGCCAAGTTTATGACCTTTGCCGATAATTCAGACATCTGGAGCACACAAGAGGGCAGCGGTAATCACAATGTGTACGTCTACAACGCTGACGGAGCTGACAACAATTCAACCAGGGTTATACAAAAAGGATCTGGTAACAAAGACGCAGACGTATTTTGGTATGCAGATGCAGACAACGGCCAGCTTAACCTTACTCAGCAAGGCAACGGCGCACATACCTCTAATATAAAGTTTTACACTGACGACTATAACGTCAATGTCATACAAAAGGGCGCTACTAACCAGGCTTATTCGGTTACCTTTAATTGCGTATCAAACTGCACCAAAACAATCAGCATTACTCAAGAATGATGAGAAAGTGGTTACTCGTATTTTTATTGGCTGTATTGAGTCTGCCGGTAGTTTACGAAATTGCACCATACGAGGTGCTCAAGCTCAAAACATTTGATGCGCTAATACCAGAACAACAACCTAGTGGTTACTTCACGATCTTAAACGTGACAGAAGCCGATATAGAAAAAGAGGGTGGCTATCCTCTGAGCAGACAAACTTTAGCCAGGATACAAGTAGACTTATTAAATGAAGGTGCTATGGGTGTAGGCTACGTTATAGCCTTTCCACAACCAGATCGATTTGGTGGTGACGCTCAGTTTGCAGAAGCGCTTTCATACGGTCCGAGTGTCCTGGCTATGTTTGAAAATGACAACGGTGAGTATCCACCAACAACAGGAACAGTGATACTTGGCGACGACGTTGGTGGCATCAATGTAGAAGGTGTCATACAAAACATAGAGATCCTCAAACAAAATGCCAATCAAGGTATTGCTGTTGCAAGGCCAGAAATAGACTCCCTGGTCCGACGTTTACCGCTTTTGATGCGCACACCGGATGGATGGGTACCCGCTTTTGGTACCGAGGTCCTAAAGATATTAGCTGAAGCAGACACTTACATTATAAATACCAGTGATAATGGATTATCAGAAATACGAGTAAAAGGCCTGAATCCGGTCCCAGTAGATCCATTAGGGCGTAAGTGGATAAGTTTCGTGAATACTCCACAGACTGATCTGGCAGAAATGGACGTTGCTGGAAAGTTTGTATTTGTCGGTTTTACAGCCAAAGGCATAATGCCGCAGCTGTCAACACCAGCCGGATTGATGGAGCCGCATAAAATACAGGCTGCTTTGGCAGAAAGTATTCTTATTGAAAACAGTCCTTATGTGCCAGGTTATGCACTGGCAGCCGAATTGGCCATATTGTTGGTCACGGTGGCCCTTACATGGCTTCTAGTGCTTAATTTGGGCATTACCCTGGGTATAAGTGCATTTGCTGTTGTTTTTGCCCTTACAGGGTATGGTGGAGTGTACCTTATACAGCAAGGTATGCTTATAGACGTCAGCTGGGCCTTAATTTCACAGTTTTTGACGGCTTCTACGGCGTTTTACCTCAATTTTAGGCAACAATTTAAGCTCAGACAGCAGATTAAGAAGCAATTTGAGCATTATTTGGATCCTAGACAAGTCAAACAGCTCCAAAAACAGCCAGATTTGCTTAAATTGGGCGGTGAATCGCGTTATTGCACGTTTTTGTTCACAGATCTGCGTGGTTTTACATCCATGAGCGAAAAAATGACCCCAGAAGAGGTAGCAAACATAATGAACACTACCCTGACGATCCAGGTAGAAGAAATACAGCGTTCAGGAGGAATGGTGGACAAGTTTATCGGCGATGCTTGCATGGGTATCTTTTCGGCACCTTTGGATTTAGCCAGGCATGAAGACAGAGCGATAGAAGCCGCGGTAAGAATCCAGGAACGAATCAAAGAACTTAATGAAACAATGGACCAAGAAATTGCCATAGGCGTGGGCCTTCAATCCGGATCCGCCTGTGTAGGAAATATGGGAAGCTCAACCAGGTTCGATTACACAGCAATCGGCAATTGTGTTAATGAAGCTGCTAGGTATGAATCTGCCACAAAAGAAGCTGGTGTTGATATAATCATAGGATACGAATGTGCAAAAGCTTGCAAATATTTGCTAAAAGAACTAAAACCGATTAAAGTTAAGGGGAAAGAAAGTAAACTGAGGGTGTATACATGGGATTCAAACTTGCAGCAGCTGCCACCGGCCTCTTAATTGTAGTTGCCAGCGGTTCTGCTTTTTACATTAAGTATCAAGCAAACGAGATAGCCACGTTGAAGGCTAACTCTATTATTTTAGAGGGCAAGATTGAAGAACAAAACGCATCTATTGATAACTACCTGGCAAAACAAAAAGAAACCACAGAGCAGATCAACGCACTAACAGCACAAAACCAAGAGTCCATGCGTGAAGTCAACCAGCTCAGAAATACCTTCCAAAGACACAGCCTTGGCAACCTAGCTTTAGCTAAGCCTGGTTTGATAGAAAAGGTCATTAACAAAGGCACCAAAAAAGTCGGAGAAGATTTTGTGGCGCTTACAAACCCAAATATGTTTGATGAAAAACCTACTGCTAATTAGTTTAACTTTCCTCATGTGCAGCTGCTCACTGCTGCCTCGTACACAACCGGTTGAAGTTAAAACAATTACTTTACCCGCACCGATGTACCACCCTCCAATGCCGCTTGAGGTAAATATGCAAGATCTGACTTGGAGGGTCCTTACACCAGAGTTAATGGCGGAATATTTAAAGCTTGTGGAAGAAGGCAAAGCGCCACCCGAAGCTTACTACGCTCTTAGCACCCAGGGGTATGAATCACTCAGTATGAATATGGCTGAGTTAAAAAGATACATAACCAATGTTTTAGCAATAATTGAATACTACAGAGAACAAGACAAAGAAGCTCCTGTAGAACAGGAGAATGACAATGACTAATGCACCAGACGCTTTTGTTTACAACGCCACCCTCGACAGAATTGTAGACGGTGACACTTTTGATTGCATCCTGGATCTTGGATTTGATGTAAAATTACACAAACAGCGTGTTCGATTGTCGGGAATTGACACCCCCGAATCTAGAATCAACACAAAGCGTTACCCAGAGAGAGCCAAAGAAAAAATCATGGGTAAAGCTGCAAAAGTAAGATTGGCAGAGCTTTGCAAAGGTAGCTTCAAAGTCAAATCTTTGGGCAAAGGTAAATATGGTAGAATTTTGGGTATCCCTTATACGGAAGATGGCAAAGATATTTGTCAAATACTTATCGATGAGGGTCATGCCGTCCAATATCACGGCGGAAAAAAAGTTAAAGTTTGGGGAGAATAACATGAACAATATGGAAATCTCGCAAGAAGGTCTTGCGCTCATAAAAAAATTTGAAGGGTGCGAACTGAAAGCATACAAGTGTTCTGCTGGCGTGCCTACGATCGGATACGGCTCAACTTCTGGTGTATCTATGGATATGGAAATATCCCAAGAACGGGCAGATGCTTTATTGCTTGAAGACGTAGCCATGTTTGAAGAGGAAGTAAATAAATGCGTAGAAGTGCCGCTTGAGCAAAATCAATTCGACGCTTTAGTGGCCTGGACGTTCAACTTGGGAGGTTCCAACCTTCGCAGCTCAACTTTGCTTCGTGTCTTAAATGAAGGCCAGCACGACAAAGTGCCAAGCGAAATGAAAAGATGGAACAAAGCCGGAGGTGAGACACTCCAGGGTTTGATAAGACGACGTGAGGCTGAAGGCTTGTTATGGAAAGACGAGCCATGGCACGAGGTGTAGTCGTAAGATATGCCTGAGATCTCACTAAAAGACTTTGATGTTCTGTCACAACAAGACAAAACAGAAGCTGTTGCGCTTTTAAACAGATATGACCAGATAGAATTACAAGATAAGTGCCAGGGCGACTTTATCAGTTATGTAAAACATCTCTGGCCAGAATTTATTGAAGGGCGACACCACAAGATAATAGGCGAAAAGTTTAACAAGATAGCCCAGGGCAAATTGAAACGGTTGATAGTATGTTTGCCACCCAGGCACTCAAAGTCTGAGTTTGCTAGTACCTACTTTCCAAGCTGGATGATGGGTTTGCGTGGCGACTTAAAGATAATACAAACAACACACACCGCGGAGCTTGCTGTTAGGTTCGGCCGTAAAGTCAGAAACATTATTGACAGCGAGGACTACCAAAAAGTTTTTCCAGATCTAAAGCTCCAGGCAGATAACAAGTCGGCTGGACGATGGACCACTAACCAGGAAGGTGAATCATTCTACGCTGGTGTAGGAGGTGCCATTACAGGTCGTGGTGCGGATCTATTAATTATTGATGACCCTCATTCTGAGCAAGATGCTTTGTCACCGACAGCGATGGAGTCGGCTTATGAGTGGTATACATCTGGACCTAGACAGCGTTTACAGCCTGGCGGGATAATCATAATAGTTATGACGCGATGGTCTACAAAAGACTTGGTTGGCAAGGTATTAAAGAATCAAAGCGCAGATCATGCGGACCAATGGGAGATTGTAGAGTTTCCAGCAATTATGCCGGAGACAGAAACACCCTTATGGCCAGAGTTTTGGAAAAAAGAAGAGCTTCTATCTGTTAAGGCATCTCTACCGATCGCCAAATGGAACAGTCAGTGGCTACAGAATCCTACAGCGGAAGCTGGGTCCATAGTCAAAAGAGAGTGGTGGAATCGATGGGAAGATGGAGATGTGCCACCTTACAGCTACGTCATACAGTCTTACGATACGGCTTTTAGCAAAAAAGAAACCGCTGACTACTCAGCAATAACAACTTGGGCAATATTCAAGCCTGGTGTTGCTGGAGATGAAGACGCTGACCAGATAATGCTTTTAGATGCAAAAAGGGTGCGCGTAGACTTTCCAGAACTAAAAAAACTGGCCTGGGATGAATATAAATATTGGGAGCCAGATTGCGTTTTAATAGAAGCAAAGGCATCTGGTACACCTTTGACACAAGAATTAAGACGTATGGGTATACCCGTAACAGCGTATACTCCGAGCAGAGGGCAAGACAAAGTGGCTAGGATGAACTCAGTCGCGCCTATATTTGAAAGCGGCATGGTTTGGGCACCAGATGAAGATTTCAGTGACGAAGTTATCGAAGAAATGGCAAGCTTTCCTTACGGCGATCACGATGATTATTGCGATAGTGCTACAATGGCCTTAATGAGATTTAGACAAGGCGGTTTTTTATCGCTGGATGCAGACTATCCGGATGAAGCTGATTTTTTAAATAAGAAGCGCGTGGTGTATTATTAACAACTAACAAAAGTGTTACACTGAATTATGGCTATAGAGAAAAGAGAACAAATTCAAAGCGAAACCCCAGATGTTAAAGTAACTGGTTCATCTGTTGAGGTTTTCCCAGAAGCTTCTAGAGCAGATCAGATTAGAGATGCTGCTGAGATACTTGTAGCAGAAGAAGGCATTTTAATCGGTGACGAACAGCTAGAAGAAGAAGTGCCGCCTTTGGAGTTTGGTGCAAATTTAGCCGAGCTTATAGAAGATAGCGTTTTAAACAAACTAGCTGGAGACATACTTGAGTCTATAAACCAAGACAAACAATCAAGATCCGACTGGGAAAAGACGTACACAGATGGCC